ATGTGCTTCAGCCGTTGCCAAGCGAATACCCGGAAACGAAAAAGCCCCGTAGCTTATTCAGCTACGGGGCTTTTTCTATGTAATGGCGGAGAGATAGGGATTCGAACCCCTTCTTGCATACCAGTAGGCCGCCTCTGGCTAGAGAATACGGCGCTTCAGTCCTTCGCTCATGGCGTCCTGCGGTATATGGCGGTCCTCAATTTGCCCTAATTTTGCCCTAAACCACTCATCACTGCCGCTTCTATTCTGGTTGTTTTCTCGAAAGGATTCGGCCCCATCCCTTCTGATTACTTGCAAGGTGTCTAAAGAGTCCGGGGCGATTCAAGCCTGCGCCCCCCTCGCCTCGCCCCCCCGCCCATAAAAATTTTGACACGCACTGTGATGGCCTTGAGCCATCATGCGTCATACCTACCGTGGTTCAGTGAGTATGTTGAGCCACCGGCGTCATCTAGTGAAAATCACCAGGTGCTAAAATGCGTGACGAAATTCGTCTTTCGGCTATAAAAGCCTGGAGGGATCTTCTATATCAGGCTGTAAATGAACAGGACGTCGAGGACAAGTATTTTGAATTGCTTACGAGAGCCGATGAGATGGAGTATGCCGGCCTTATAACAGAGGAGGAGTGGAGGAAGCTTGTTCGCAAAGCGGGTGAGTTTCTAGCGAGCACAGCTATATGATCTCATTGGGTGGGAGCGCCTCAGAGCGACCCACCTTTGAAAACGACAACCTTCAAAACGGGCTCCATAACCAAGCCCTTCGGCTCGTCCTATCAAGCCTTCCGTTCAACGATCCAGGATAGGGATTCGCCCCCCCCTCTCAATTTGAGGATGTTCTGCCGAATTTAGCCTCATTGGCACGTCTCGTGGAATCTCTGAACGAGTCGTATTAATGTCCTAGGTGTAACTTTGAATTGATCAGCAACGTTCCGAATATTGACTCCCTGATTCAGAAGTAATTTCGCTTCTCTACACTGATCGACATTGAGAGATGGCTGCCTACCTAAATGTTTTCCTCGCGCCCGAGCCGCGGCCATACCCGCTCGAGTACGCTCGCTAATCAAAGAACGCTCAAATTCTGCTAGCGCAGCCATCATGTGAAATACAAGCCTCCCTCCCGAGGAGGAGGTATCTATGTACTCACAGATAGACTTGAAACGGATGTGACGATTCCCCAAATTTTCTAGCAGATGCACCAGATGAACTAGCGACCTGCCTAAACGGTCCAGCCGCCAAACAACCAACATATCCCCCGCGCTCAACCGCCTCAAAGCTTTATCCAAGCCCGGTCTAGCACGGACACTTCCAGAGATCCCACTATCTGTGTAAATCAGCTCACAGCCTGCGCATTTCAAAGCCTGAATCTGTAAGTCAAGGTTCTGTTCGTCGGTTGACACACGAGCGTATCCGATCTTCCGACCAATTACTGTGGATTCCATGAGGATCTCGAATGGAGGAGCGCTCTGGCCGAATGCCTACCGGGTCCCCAAACGGTAGGTAGAAGCTAAAAATAGCTTGCCTTGGTCGAGACGTTCTCCAGATTTGACAAAAAGGGGTCCCTTTAGGTGAGCCTCCTTGCATCCTCCAACTCCCCCTCGTAATGGCTACTTGGCAGCATCATTTTTGATTTTTGCAGCATCCCAGATAGGACCCCTTTTGTCCCGCTATTCCAGCCTCAAAGCACGAGATTCCGCGCGGTAGCTCCAAGTGGAAATTTTCTTTCGACGACGTCATCAGACGAGCTTTTGCACGATCGGTTCCAAGGGGGGAATATGTACGAATCACAGGTTTCGTCAAGCTCATACACGACATGTGCGATTTTAGTAGAAGTAAAAAATTATCATGAACTGAGCGAAGTCTTTGGTCCAAAATTTTCTGACTCCTTAAGAAATAGCGTAATATCGCGCCTGTTAAAATCAGGAGTTCTCCCTGGAGTCACTGCTTATTCAGAGGGTACTTTTGTAATTCGCACATCTGGGTCTCCGATAGATTCAGAAGCATCGCCCCTAGAACTAAAAAAACTTATTGAACTCATACGCTCGCGCATTGAAAGTGAGCCAGTTGACTGTTCAGCAGGCAGGGCCTATCTAAAACTACTCTTCAAAGAATATCCATTCAAAGAAAACAACCTTCTCGAACCATATAACAGCTCAGACACAAGCATTCTAAGTCTAATCACTCAAAAAAACCCTTCATCACAAATAGATATATTAGCGGCTTCATCAATACTGGATGAGCTACGGAGTGGAAATCTCATATTAGCATTCCAGCCAATAGTCATGATAAGCTCACCACAGGATAGTATTATACTTTATAGTGAGGCCTTACTACGAAGGTACTCGCCACAGACGCAAGACATATGCTCTTGGCCAAATGCAATTGAGGCACTCGAGCGCACCGGTTTAATTTCGCGCTTAGATTTTAGTGTAATCTGGTCAATTATATCCTTACTAAAAAGTCACCCAACCCAATACCTTGGCTGTAATGTCTCAGCTTCAACTATGAACCCTGATCACTATTGGAACTCAATAATTGAGTTTTTAGACAAGCATCGAAACATTGCAAAGAGACTTACAATTGAAATCACAGAAACCAGCAACTTCTATGATTTCGACAAATCTTTAATGATAATTTCAGACTTAAAAGCATGCGGAGTCGGAATAGCCATTGATGACTTCGGATCTGGTAACACTCCCATTCATTATCTAGCCAAAATTAGACCCGACATAATAAAAATTGACCGATCTATACTCTTACGCTCTAGAGACCCCCATTACTCACCAGATCTTTTAAGAAATTTCACAAAAGTATGCCATGATTACACTCCATGTGTGGTTATCGAAGGCATTGAAAACACCGAAGAGTTGGCAGCCGCTCAGTACGCCGGGGGGCAATGCATACAAGGATTTCTGATTCAACACCCGGACATAGAACCGGCTTGGCTAAATCCACACCAAGCTGTCGTAAGCGACATTCTCAGTATCGTCTAAAATCTAAATTAGCTGATGGATATAATATTTACGAAGATATTCGGACCGGCAGACTCAGTTCTAATGGAACTGAATCTGCAAAACCAAAATCTGGGCTTGAGCGGGATGAGGAATAACTTATATGATACTCTGCTAGCGACAGTTTAAAACGGCCAATACATAATGTAGGACCTGAAAAACCATGCACCAAATACTTCTCAAAAAACAAGGAGCAACATGCGGTAGATTATTCTACGCACTTTTGCCGATCTGTAATCAATGGAGCAAACTCGCATTATCAATTCTCGTAAATAAAAATTCAAAAATCACCATATACAACTTTATTTCTTCCACTATTTTTCGCCTTATATAGATTCTCATCAGCCAGAGAAAGCCAACACTCAACATTTACTACTCTCGGGTTCCAGGGTGCGACTCCAACACTCAATGTAGTTTTTGCCTCCGGAAAGACAGAGCCTACTCTGCTTGCAAAATTATCACAAACTTGCAACATTCTAGAATTCACTTCTTCAATAGAAACTTTAGTCATCAAGACACAAAACTCATCCCCGCCATATCGACATATTAAATCTACAGCTCGAAGCCTTGCACTTAAAATATCGCCTAAAATACATAGCACCTTGTCGCCAGAAGAATGACCATACATATCATTCACACACTTAAATCTGTCAACATCCAAAATCACCAATACTGACTCACTTATCAGATCATGTCGACCCATACTAGCAAAAACTAGCTCATTCCAATATCTTCTATTAAGCAATCCTGTTAGGGCATCAACATTGCTCAATTCCCTAAGCTTATGTTTACTTTGTTTTAACTCAGAAGCAACCTTATAAAAAGCCAACCCGAGAGTAACTGGATAAACTATTAATACGGGAAGACAGACGAAAATATCTGATTCTGAATTCCCACCATAAGAAAACCCAAAAGAGATCAATGCTGCAAAAGCGCCAAGAACTTTGAAAAGTAAACCACGCAAAAAAAATTTTGCCCCCCCTACAGCAACATTATTCATTGCGACCATCGAAAAAATAAAGACAGATGGAAGTGGCCTAAATTGAATTACAGCGATCCAAAAGCCACAAAATAGAGAATCAAATAAAAAATTTATTTTTTCAAATTTAAAAGGCCGCTTTGAAGAAAGGGCAATTTTCCTAGCCGCGTGCGCCCAAATTAAACTATTTAAAGCGAGTAGTACGAGCAATAGAGGCGACATCTTCGAATAGCTAGTCGAAATGATGACTGCACCACACAGACAAGTCCCCACAATTCGAGGGGCATACATGCGATTTACAAAAGCACAACCTTCAAAAAACTCGTCCTTACTATACAAAGCGCAACTCCAAGTGAAAACAAAAATCAATAAATTTAGATTTTCCCTAAAGCGTCGAATTAAATAATAATTTTCACCCCCCCCTTCCAGAGACATTTTTTTGACGCCAAAAACTCATAGGGACGGAATAAATATACTTCGCAAGATCATTAACAAAACTGACAATTCATAACAAATCTAAAAAAATAACTGAAGCAAATGAAGCTTTGAGCACAGTGAAACGAAATCACTTTATAGTAGTAACCTCCGCCAATTAACACATAAAATAAAACCATGTAGATGTCAACACCCATAAATAATTTTGCTAAATTCCCACACAAAAAGAAAGTGCAATGGACAAAACTACTCACCTTAACCACATTGAAAATCCGTTAACTACATACTTTTTTAAAAGAAAAAATCGAACATTAACCAATAAAAATCAATGCGTAAAGATTTCATTAACTAATACAGAATGCAAAATACTTGAGTTATTCATAATAGAGCATAGAAGATTCATAACCAACCAAGAACTAATAAAGCACCTTGAGAAAGACTCTGAAAACTACAAGGGTCTCTGCATGTGCTTTAGCAGATTTCAAAAAAAATTTGAAAAATATTCGCATGGAGAAAAATTGTTCCGCGCGGTTAGAAATCGCGGATACTACCTCATACAAAATATAGAGCCACTAATAGAAACTATCGAAAATCAACTAAACTTATAGAACCAAACATAACGAAGAATCACAATAAAAAAACAAAAAGCCAAGGAAGGCAAATATATCATTTTCTTTTAAAGAAACCATATATTCACCCTCTCAAGAAAAAGCGAGATTTCAACAAAAACCTCCGACAACCAAAATAATATTATTATTTAGTCACTCCACCGACATTAACTTTCAAACATCTTTCATGCTAAATCACATAGACCTAAAACCTTACCAAGATGAGACCACGACCAACCGTTCTGTTAATTAGGCGCGCAGACTTCTTTCACATAATCCTGGCAGGCCTTCAAAGCAATTAATCCTTGATCACCTGCATCGGTGATACCGATAATTCTTTGAGCATGCGCAGAGTCAAGGTGGGCTCGACGGGCTGCATGAACCACGCCGACGGCGCTGGCGGTGGAAGACACGCTGCAGACACTGGCTGGTTCCTCGGCGAGGAGGACTGACAGCCGAACATCAGAAGTAGCAAGACGATCACGCAGTACAGCCTGAGTGTGTTGAGCATCGGAAAGCTCCTGTATGTGTTTTTGGTCTTGGATGGCAAGCTGATGCTCTGTGGTCATGCGCTTGTCCTGTTCGGCGCGGGCTCGGGTAGCGGCGGCATTGGTGATCGCCGCCAGGTCTGCATGATGGAGTCCGGCTTGCTCTGCAAGCTCTCTGCCCAAACGCCAGGACTGGACCTGCCATGTACCGGCAGCGCTGATAACCATCGCCATCAGTACCGTAACGAGGATCTGCATGGGCGTCATCACGGTACATCCTTAAAAAATATATGACGTCCCAGGTGTAACGTCTGTTTAGCCTTCGCCGCCCAGTCAGGTGGAGAAGGCAAATTATTTGCGTAGTAATGTGTAGCACCGCCAGTAGGATCAGCCACGGTGCCTGCAATCACATCGTCAGCTGCACGCTGAGCCTGGGCAAAATGCGCGGCTGGAATTACCTTGGAGCCACTCATATATGCATAGTTCGGGTCATTCTGATTCCAGCAACTAAACTGCCTGGACTTCAGACACACCCCTGCATACCCCTCCCCCCACCAAGATCTGTCCTTGCCGTCGAACACTCGGTTACGGATGGTCCAGGCCACAGCGAGCTGTCCGTCCAAACCTTCGCCACGAGCTTCCCCCCAAAGTGTAAGCGCCAAGATTTCCCGGTCTTTCTCGGTTGCAGTCATACTTTTCTCCAGACGAAAAAAACCGCACAACGGCGGAAATTAGAATTGAAAACCAACTTAGTAAAGATGGATACACGGTACAAAGCCAAGCTGAATTAGGGCCGGATAACTATTGCGACAAGGAGTTCCCGAACCGTTATTACTTGTCAGCATTTAGAGGAAGCACATTGCTATCATCCACGCCATATTTCGTGCACTGAGACGAGGAATGCGTTAATGGTGTTGAGCCCTCCTAAAACTCCCAATAACCAGGGATGGATTTGGGTCTATAAAAAAATAAGGCAATTTGGATTCTCTCGATTTACAGCTTTTTACAGAGTAACCCTCTATATTTTACGTGGAGATACAGGGACTTTCAGATTAAAAAATGGCTGGACCAAGTTCCGCTTCCGACGTTAGTTGTCTTCAGCAATCTGTAGCGCCTTCAAACTCAGGCAGTGTTTTCAGGTACTCGTATGCCTGCTTGAATGGGTTCTCGCCGTCCATGTCGTAGCGTGTCGTGTAGTACACATACGTCAAAGGGTCGCCGTTAGCCTGGGCGCAGGTCTGAACGCTGAAGGTCATTTCTGCCTTATCCGCACCTAAGGTAGCCACTGCAACAGTGACATAGGCTCCTGTGACCTTTACGTTTTTGTAAATCACATCTAGTGCAAGTGCCATGCTAGTAGCCTCTGGAGGTTTAGATTGCGGCATTGCCGTTCACAGTGAGCCAATCGGTGGCGACGAGGCCTCTCGCATAGACCCATTGAGCTCCACCGGTACAGTCCGAGCAAAACGCCAGCGCCCCAATGTTGCTCGCCGCACTGAGAGCCAGCAGCTGTGCGCGCGTAAAGCTGTTGAAGTACAGCCCTGCACGTAGATGCTGCATGCCGCCGGGGTTGTCGGTTTTTACGAGCTGAGTTATCTCGATCCCTGTCGACGTGACCACATTGCGCTTGCGCACGTTAGCGGGTGTGTCGAAGTCAGTGGCCATGGGCTCGACGTTGGAGACCACACCGGGTTGCGACGATGTCCTGCGAAGAACCACCCCGGTAGAGCTGGCAAATGCAAAAGAGCGAGTCATGGTCAGCGTAAAGTCCGACCCCGAGGAGGCGTCCCCCGTGATCGAAATTTCCCGGCCTGGGCGATCGCCAATGGTTGTACCGCGAGCGAGCCTGGATGGGGTGCCACGGTCATTGACCGCACGAGAAACGAACCCTAAGTTGAATCCGTTAAGCCCCAGAAATTCCCATAGCATCTCGGCGGCATAGGCCTGTGCGGCTGCCACCGGATGGATGCCATCGTCAGTCCCGAAGATGGTGTTCATATCGGCATGCGTGCCCAAGAGGTGATAGCTGTCGAAGTACAGATACGACGCACCTTTGTTGCCGCAAAAGCCCTTCAGGTAGTGCCCGGACCTCATCTTGAATGAGTCGTTTAGGGTTCTCGGTGTCGACCCGATGAACAGCTTGTCGGCATATGGACTAGACGCATCAAGAATACCTATCAGGTAGTTGAACGATGCATCAGCGGTCGCCCCATCCCCGAAGTCGTCGTCCATCTCAAAGGTGATGAGGTCCGGGTTTATGTCAGTCAGTGCCGACTGCCAGATCGATCGCCCCTGTGCGGATGCTGTTGCATCAGCCAACAAAAGGCCTCCACGGTTCATGGTCTGATACAGGTCGAGACCGGACACGGTGGTGTTGCGGGTATGCACAAAGAGTATGCGTACCGAACCGCCAGAAACGGCGGTCAACACGGCAGCAGTAGCCACTGCTTGTGTGTAGGACAAAACGCCAAGACCAGTGACATCGGCGGCAGCGGAGACGGTTGCCACGACGGTACCGCCGACGGAAAGGTTCAGCGTGCCGGCGGAGGGCTCTTTGATGTAGTACACCTTCACCTCAGTAAAGGTTGGCGAAGATCCCGAACGAACCCAAAGCGCTGATGCGCCATCATTAAGACGACTGACGAGCCCAGTAGGCCAATACTGGTACTGCAGGGTTTCAGCAGTTACCAGCGAAGCGTTGTTGAGCGATAGGTCATACCCTCCAGTGGGCGTCCCTTCACCAGAGCCTGTGCCAGCGCTGTTGACGCCACTCATGTTAACCCCGCCCATCCGGCGATCCAGTGATGCGTTGAGCTGAAGCATTTTTGCCCCGGCCAAACTGTCACCTAGAATGACGACCCGCAGATGGGCGATAGCCGATGCGGCCGCAAAAAGCTTGCTGAACACTTTCCTCGGTTTTCGCAGACTCAGCTCAAGGGCCGCACTGACTGTAGTGCCCTTATCGCCGATCAAGCTAGCCCCTTTACCCGGATCGGTAGGGTTAGCAAGTGCTAACTGGATCGCCTGCCCGTCCGCATTCGGGGTATACCAAGCGAATCCCGTGTAAACACGCTCGATACCTTCAGAGGTATTGAAATATCGATCTCCAGCCACTAATGGTTGACCCAAAGGGTTTGTAACAGGGTCAGACGCCAGCGGACCAAAGTTACGTCCTGCGTATTCCTTGGCGACATCAGCATAGGATTTAGCAACATCCGCATATTGGCGCGACGCACTTTCAACCTTATCGAGCAAGTACCGGGTTGGAATGCGCTTTCCTGTATCAAAAGCCGTTCCATTGTCATTGAGATAGATCGCATAGGCGGCTTCATCTTCAGGTGCGACCACCTGAAAAATCTTACCGTTTGCAGTGGCTGCAAGCCCTAATGGAATGGTTCTGTATACACCGTTAGTCAGAGCGAGAACATCGTCAGGGTCGGTTACAACTATATCGCGGACCAGAGGTGCGGAATATCCACCTCGATGAAGTTGCACATCAATTCGGTTGCTACTGGTGTAAAAAAAGACTCGGGCATTCTTATCCGCTAAAAACGGATTACCCAGAGGAACACTCCCCAATGAGTCCAGAAAAAGCGCCGCCCGCGTCTGGGTGCCGCTTACAAACACATCTACCGTTGCACCGGGCAACAGGGCACCGTCCTCAGACCTGGCGGCGAAGAATTGGATGGGCTGCATGGTGGCTCTCTATCAAGTGTTAAAGATGATCGCCGGAGCGAAGTTGAGTTGGCTACGTACACTGCTCCAGGTGTCGTACGCGGCAGCACAGAGGTAATACGTGGTGTCTGGCGTCAGTCCAGTGATCTGCCCCGTACGCGTTACGCCTTGATAGCCAACAGTTCCTGCAGTTGCTGGATCAAAGTCTTCCTCTGTTGAATACACAAACACATAGCCGGCCGCGTCTGGCTCAACACTGGCTGCGCAACTGACGTCCGCAGTGGTGGTGCCAGTAACCGTGGCGGAGGCTCCAGTAACGGGCGCAGGCGCCCTATTCGTGACCAACAACGACACCAACTGTGCCTGGCCTGCAGCATTGCGCTCGATAACCTCCACGCGATAGCTGCGAATAAGCGCGCCGTCCAGTAGCGCATCTTCACGTTGGTACGTGAGCGCCGTGCTGGTGGTAGCCACCTCTCGAAGGAGAGCATTGCTGCCCGCGTGACGGATGCGCACAAGGCGATCCTCGGCCCGAGCACCGCCCATCCAACTCACAGTGAAATACGGCGCCTCAAAGGCACCGACCAGGGCAAGATTCTGCGCAGCATCAGGGGCCACCCGGGCGGGCGATAACGTGATGCTGTAGGCAGTGACATCCGCCAGATCCTCAAGCGCTCGACCAAACACGTTAAAAGAGCGGAACTTGACCCAGACGGTCTTGCCGACCTGGTCGGATGTGTAGCTGTACTTCCAGACCGCATCATCCAACCGCACAAAGGGTGAACCGGCCGAGTGACTGGAGATGGCCGTGCTCAGACGCCCGCGTCGCAGATACCCCAGCTCGTAGCCCCCGACGCCGGTGAGCACCGCGTCGCGGTAACTCAGCAGCTCACCGGCTACCCAGCAAAGCGTGGCGCCACTGTCCGCCTCGGCGGTCGTGGCGGCTGCCAGTTCGGTCGCTGCTGCCAGTTGCACCGACAAGGTGTTGACCGTATCGGGATCGCTTCCAGCGGCCAGCGCCGTCGTCAGTTGCCCCATGCGCGCCCTGCCGTAAATCGTCTCCGCTAACCGGTAGCTGTCTCCATCAGCACTGATCCAGATCTCGCACCCGCCCCAGGCTTCCCCCGTGCCGGCAACACCTCCCCAGATCTGCAACACGCCGGCGGGCAGCAAGCTCTCGGGTGGGTTGAACATGATGGGCGCCAGGACGGGGCCAGGTGAGACGTTCTGATTGCCCTGATAACCACTTTTGCTCTGCACGGGATAGTTGGGGGCGCTGCCGACGCCCAGCAACGCATCCTCGGCCACGATTACCAACTTACCCTGCTCGTCCTCCTCGACCGAAATCAGCCGGACCAGGCGCTGGTGCAGGTTTAATCCTGGCTCAGTGATCGTCACCAGGTCCATGGGTTCAAGGAGCACATGCTGCCAGCCGAGGGAGAACTCATATTCATTGCGCACATACAGCTTGCGCTGCACCAGCAACTGCGCCGCATGGGCACCGATGGCTATATCGCAGATTTCGTACGCTTTGATGGTATCCATTGGCTTGGAGCCGAACTGCTCAATGGCAGCCTGATCAGGCGCACGCACCACGTCAGTGTTGTACTCATGGTCGCGATCGAGGATCTCCAGCGACACTTCGTTGTAGCTGTCGGCCTGGCTCTTGATCTTGAGCGAGACGGGAGGCTCACCGTCCTCAGAAAGAAAATCGTCATCGGTCAGGTCCGCCACTGGAGTGATGTTCGGAAACCACGTCACACCGTTGCCCGTGACAGCCTGGTCACCGTAGGGGATCACCTTGAGTTGACCGGCAGACCACACCAGCTCGCTGTTGGTCAGTTGCAACCAGCGCGCGATGGCCTCATTCGCCGGCGACTGCTCGTCGAGTACCGGACTCAAGAGTAAGTTTTCCGCCAAGCAATAGTTGCGGTAGTTCGACATGTCCGCGACCCATGCGGGGGTAAAACCAATGCCGTCCAACGGATCGAGCAACAGCCCGGGCAGGAAGTCGCCCGGGTTAGCATCCGGTAGGCCAGGTACTTGATAACGCCCGTCCACCTCAAACGTATGATTCTGGACGCCCGCGTTATCGTTGAGCAGGTACCTGCTGGAAAACACGTAGGCCGTATCGGAATAGGCGATGGCCTCAGCCGGGTGGCGAGTCTGAAGAAAACCCCACACAGCCTGATCATGAGTGCCATTGGCGTAGTTCAAGCCTACTTGAGCCAGCGATGTGAACACTTCCTTGTCGCGGAAGACACGGTGAATATTACCCAGCGGTCCACGCCCGACAGCAAGGATCAGCGCCGCATAATAGGTATAGGTCGTGTCTTTTTGAGTAGCGCCGCCCCCACCTTTCCCCCCCGACTTTTTAGTCGTGGTTTTCGCGACCGCTTCAAAATCGCTGTAGTAGATAAGGTTTGGACTGACGCGGTTGCGGCCAGCGATCCAGGCGATCGGCTTGCCACTAGCGCTGCTTTGAATCTGTAGCGCATTGATGCGCGTCGCGCTGGTAGAAATCGTACTACTGCTGCCCCCCATCGCTGACTCCATATCGGTTAAGTGTGTAATAACGCACGGTGTGGCTGGATAGCCGCTCCTCACGCATATCTGCAAACTCGACGCCGATGTCCCGATAGGCGTGAATAATGCGGTGCTCATCGACCACCACCGCGCCGTGGCTGAAGGTGCGGCCGAATTTCCAGACAGCGACATCGCCATGCTGCGGGACATCGATCTGCCGGCCGTACAGCTCCAGCCACCCCAGGTAGCGTTCCTCACTGCGGTGCAGGTGCCAGTCCTGGGCGTACGCGCCTGGATCAATCGAGGGAATCAAGCCGGCGGCGTGATACACCTCAATCAGCAACCAGGCGCAGTCGACACCAACACCCAGCAGGTGCTGCCGGTGCTGGTACGGCGTGCACAACCAACGCTCGGCCTGCGCGATCACAGCATCACGCTGCAGCACTTCGAACGGACTCATACCGATGTCTCCGCAACGGGAATGAACGGCATACCCCGGTACCGCGCTCGGTTGCCGAATTTGTTGGTGCAGGCATCCAGCGTCCGTGGGCAACCCGGGTAAATCAGAAACTGATCACCCGCCACTGGCAAGCCTGGCAGCCCGAGGATCATCGTCACGGCGCCATCTGCAGTGAATCTGCGTACGGTTCTTGTCACACCTGCATTGGCACCGTTCACAAACCGAATCACGCCCTGGTCGAACCAGCCCTGAGGGGCGGGCACATTGGAGTTCACACGCAGGGCCGTGCTGCCGTCTTGGACCACACCCACGGTTTCAAACAGGGCGCGATTCACCCCGCAATCGGCGCTGTACACCGTGCGCAGGCACGAGGGCTGATAGACTCCCCGGGGCACCTTGGTATCCAGCAGCTCGATCGGCGACTTCACTGTCACCGTCGCCTGCTCGCGATCAGCAGGATCCACCTCCGCAACCCTACCGATGAAGCGTGTGACCGTACCCACGACCGGCGAGCGCCAATCTGCCATAAACGCTCGGACAAGGTTCAGGGTGGCCCCGTCAAACCCGCCGCCGGCAATGAATGGCAGCAAGGGCTCGCCGAACACGG